TCATTCGTGGCTTTGATCTCCCCGCCGATGATGGGGAAGTATTCAATTTTGCGTTCGATCTTTGCTATTCTCATCTTGTTCAGCCTTCCTTTTCCGCTCATAGCGTTTCCGGTTAATAGAGATATACCAGCCCTCATCTCTATTAGGGATATCCTTCACCAGGAGTGGCGTGAAATGCTCGTTGAGCCATACATGCTCATCGGCAATATGATCAAGTCTCTCAAAATGAGCTTCGACAAAAGCCAACATCTCGGGACTCAACTCTTTTATCTCTATATCCTCGGTAAGAGGCTTTTCTGCTAAATTCATGATTCTCCTTTGCGCTCGATCTTCGCTACTCTCATGGCTCACCTTCTTTCAGGCTCTCAAGCCAACTGTTCGTCGCTACTTCACGAGCATACCTGTACGTAATCTGCTGACGGGGTATATCTATATGCACACCTGCTGCTTTGTGCAATTCCTGCACTACATCCAGAGGAGCGGTAACATACACACGTATCAGATAGCCCACATTGCTCTCTGCGAGAAAGCTTTCTCGCAAGATCGCTGCTTCAATCCTCGTGATATACGGATGAATCTTCTCAAAGTAGCGATCGAACTCCCGATCAGCTTCTCGCTTTGCATACAGGAGAGCATCGAGTGGCGCTCTTTTGGTAATGGTGAGTATCGTCGAAACTTCAGTGTTCACCTCATTCATGGCTCACCTTCTTCTTCTCATACTGCTTGTATGCTTCCTGCGACTGTGCTGATGGCACGTCCTTGCAGAGCTTGATAATGGCTTCCAGTCCATCACGGGCTGCACACTCGCCCGAATCATCACCGATATAAATGGCTACGCGCTTCTCTCGCTCTAATGCCTGTTGCGCGATATCGAGTATCTGTTGTGCGAATTCTTGCGCTGTCATTACTTTACCTCTTCGTCTCATAGAACTGATGAACAGGCGGGATACTCTCCCATGCTATTTTGACCAACGCAACCGCCCGCCTCATCATCGCCGATGTGATAGGACCACCCTCGGCTTCATGCTCATGAAGTAATGCGAGAGCGAAGTCATAGGCTTTCTCATTCACTTGATTGCGCGAGAGACCCATAGCCACTAATTGGGTAATGAATTCTGTTACTTGCGCTATCATCGCTTTGCCCTCCTNAATTGTTCTTCGTGAGGTTCACATGCCGGATGATTGCCAGTTCCTGCTGTTTCTGCGCGAGAGCCTGCTTTGCAATCTCTTGCACGAGTTCAGGATGCGCTTGTAGGTACGCGCTCACGAGTTGTCCCATCGTCGCGTTGTCGAGCGCGAGGTTGACCGGGAAGGTCAGTACCACACCTTGTGGGGTGATCTGTATATTCAACTGCATGACTTGCGGTGGCTGTGATGGTTGTTCTGGCGTGGTTGCTAGCGCCACTGGAGGGGTTCCGTTCTCTTCTTCACTCACGAATGAGACTCCTTTACTACTCGCATCATTGCATTCGGATGGAGGCATACACCGCCTTGCTCCATTTGAGCATTGCTTATTGCTACGATGACGTGTTTCATATATTCGTCGATGATCGGAAGAATATGCGCAACTTCGTCTCGATCTGATTGCTTCTCTTGCTCTGTAAGCTCTACATAAGGCGTTTTTGCCTGTCTTTGCCAGCGCCTGACTAATTCGCGTGGGATCACATAGCTCTCATACCCTTCCCCATCTTTGTCACCCACTTCCAGGCACCTAGAAAAGAGATAGTCCATCCAGTGTGACCAACTTGCATGCTCTTTCTCTGCTAAGTGCTCGATCAAGTCCTGTTCACTCATGGTTGTAGCTTCTCCTTCTCTGAGAACGCATCAGAGAACGCTTTGGGTACTGCTTGCCGGTGGAGTGCATCATAGTCCTTGTTGATCGTCATTGCGGTTGAGTTACTCGTGACCATCTCCAGGGTATAGACCGCTCCGCATTGGCAGTACGTAGCCTGACCTGGTACGAGGTGGATATGATGCAAGCAAAACTCGCATTGGAAGATCATCGTTTTAACCTCAACAATGCTCTATACTCCTCTCTGGTTACCGCCAACTGCGGAATCGTTTTGCTATACTTTGTCAGTGCCTTGCCGATCTCGTCCTCACTCTCCAGGCTTTGTACACTCGTATAATATACGGTACAACGACAATTGATAATATTACCCGGACTTCCAGCAGGGTCGCCCGGATACATCAACTGCTCACCACCGACGTCAAACGACTCATCCATGCCAACTTCCTGCCCATCGGCTTCCGCGTGATCTGGCCGTGTCTTCGCGTCATGGTTAGCCATCCAGACTTTGTTTAGCGCCATATCAGACGCTTTGGCCGCTTCCTGGCTACCATAGTTTGATGCGGCTACGACTTCTGTATTCGTGATCGTTTGCGAGCGGTCGGGGATGATTTCCTCCTGGTAGAGATCATCAACCCTTTGCGCAAGCTGCTCAATAGATTCCCCTGCCTGTACTCCTGTAGAGAGCGCCGATTGTAAGAACGCCAATGTCGTTGCATAGATTTGACTCACTTTCTCGCCCGCCATCTTGAGGAGAGAGACAAGCACATCTGGCGCATGCAGATTTAGACTTCCGACGAGGTTCAATAGTTTTTGCTCATATGGTTTCTCTCCATACTTCAAGTCCTTGAGCACGCTCGCACCGGAGTCTTCGCCAACATCCTGGTAGAGACTCACGATCAGGTTTTTTAGCGTGCCTTGCTGCTCAAGAACCAAAAGCGCATGTTCAACATTTGAAGCTGCATCCTCTTCAGAGCCACGGCTAATGGCCGCTGCAATCGTTTTATGCTCATCTTTGAAATAGTCCTCCAATCGGCCCAGGATCACCTTTTCCCATTTGGTGCGTTGTGACTCAACGGTCTTGAAGTACGCCGCTTTCTCTGCGTCTGTTTGCAGGTCCAGGACTTTGACTGCTCGTCGGGATGGAAATGGTAATACAGTTTTACCGTTACTACCGCTGTTAGGCCGATGAGTAGGAGCATTGTTATCGTTGCTATTGCTATCGTCCAAAGGATCAGTGGTATCATCGGGCACCTCGGTTACTGTTGTCTTCGGTGGTGGCAATTGGGGCGGCGGCGGCGGATCAATCGTCTTGCCCGACATCGCCGCTATATAGTCGTCCAGGTCTTCCACATGTACAGGTATCTGATTGATCACGACGAAATCTTTGACCGGCAGTTTTGGTCTGCCCTGGATTTCGCGCGCCTCAAAGAACGTCGTCGTGCCTCCGGTAAATTCTGCCTGCGCTCTCTCGCTGGCTTGCGCTTTCGCTTCCTGTAAGCGCCTCTGAATAGCTTCTACGTCATCCTGATCATAGCCGAGATAGCCACCGTAGCGCGGGGTGAGCCACATATTGAGCGAGTCTTGAAACATGTCTAGCAGCGGAAACTCAATCTCGGTATAGAGCGCATAGCGGGCTTCTTCCTGGTTACTGTAGGTTGAGTCAGCCAGGCCCAACAAGAACAGCGGAAAGTTGAAGAAGATACCAGCAATGTCTCGGTCGCCTTTAGCGTCGCTTTCCAACCAGTCCAGTTCGTAGGGTGACATACTCATGGATTGCCACTTCACGCCGCCATGCAGGATAGCCGTCTCGCCAGCGTTACGCGGCCCGGCGAACTTCTTGCGTATCTCTTCTTTCAGACCCTTATACTCGGTATCTCCTAATAAAGCATCAGTGACCCATGCGCCGCCGGGACGCGCCATATTGGAGAGCAGGCCGAGGTTCCACTTCTGCCCGGCCTTTTGGATATCTACGAGCATAGCTGCGACTTCTACAGGTGACATGCCGTACACATCGTCATTGCCAGCGAAGAGTTTATTATGCATCACGAATGGATCAGCGTAGCGCCTGGGCGGTGAGAAGTTGCCAAACTCATAATAGAGCGGCCCGTTCTCGTCGACCTTGATCTTCGTGAGATCAGGCCGGAGATTATACAGTTCGTCAAATGGCGCAGTTGGGTTCTGCTTTGTATTGATGCCGAGTACATAGGAGTTACCCGTCATACAATAGTAAGCAATCATGGCTTCTCGGAAAGCTGTTCCACCTACCTTTGGTGCTGGCCTATTCCATAGCGTCATCAGGTCGGAATTGGGCACTTCGCGTTTCTTCGTCTCGTCGGTATAGTGCTTCCACTTGATACCAGCGCCAGCCCTGGCGATATGGCCGACCACACGGAATACCGTCTTGTTGCCTCTATAGCCCTCCTGGATATAGGCTCTTGTATGGCGTGGCATGGTAGCGGGGGTAGCGACGCCTTGCTGAGAGACGACAACGGCAATATTAGGATCGGCCTTTTCGCTGTATTGCCTTTGAGAGCGGTTACGGCGTTTACTCATGAGGACACCTCCCACAAACTGAGCGGTGTCACCGTTTGCTTAGGCTGACTCACCCGTAGAAGAACACTACCAAACTGAGAGAAGATATCAATAAAGCGCTGCTCATTCCTACCAAAATAGATGAATGTACTTCCTAGAGCTGGCTGTGCTCCTATCCTGTGCTCATTGTAAAAGTGGATACGATGGTCGGTAAAACAGATGGGATAGGTATACAAAATCTGAAACCACTTCTTTTCAGGAACAGCACTCACCAGCAAGACAGCCTCTGTTGTAATACCAGTTCTATAGCTTTCAATGAGCTTTCTTGACCAAGTACCTTGACTACTCTTGCTATGAATAAGCCCATAAGGTGGATTGCAAAACACACGTCCCGGCCATTCCCGAGCAAGCCCATTATCTTGCTCGGTATAGTAGCATTTTGCCTTGATTGTCCTATTGGCAAATTCACACGAGGCTGGATCGAGGTCTATTTCGCCGAGTACTCGGCGAACGCCCTCAATGTAGCGATGGGGCGTATACCATTCTACGGTTTCAGATGAATGGATAGCTTTGAGATGCTGCGAACGCTTATCTTGCTTCTGCGAGTATGAGAAATCTCTGAAGGTATCAGACCTGGCAAAGGCGATCATTCCCAACCACCTCCCTCGTGCGCTTCAGCCCATTCAAAAGGATTCATGAGTATCCCACCTTTTTTAAATAGTTCCAACTCTTTCGCTTTGGCTTCTTCCTCGGCTACCCGCTTCTGCTCTTCCGTTACTGCTTCCGCTTGCTTCAAGTACTCGATGGAGAGCGTCATATCAAGCGCCGTCTCGTCATTGTCCAGGTCAATCACACCGGGCCGTAGCACCATTGGCACGACGAGCGCCATCATAGCGTGGCAATCAGCGATATCATCGTGCGGCGCTTTCGGAAAGGTGAATAACTCTTTTTCGATCTCAGCCAGGTTGAGCAGGTCTTTGAGATGGTATGCTTTGCCGTTAGAATAGTAGATAGAGCCTGTCGTCGAGCGGATAACCTTATCCGCTTGCGGCGTGAACGGTTTAATCGGTAAACCTTTCCTTACCTGGTCCTGAATCATAGCGAGTTGGTAGCCAGCTTTCTCTATAGCGATTACCGAATGATGGAAGCGCTGAAACTCGGTCGAGATCGTGCTTTGCTGCTCTGGAAACTCAAGATGGTCATGCACGCAATGGAGCAGCAGCGCGTCTTTATAGGGAGTCACCGCCCACGTCTCAAAACAGAAAAAGTCAGCTTGTGTGCGTAGACTCGTTGCCAGGTCGATCACGCCCAGGTTCCAACAATCGGCAATCGGCACAGAGACACGGCCACGGGGCGTCTCCATCAGGTACGACCCGGTGATCATATCGATGGTGAAGAAGCGCCTGTCTTTCTCTTTGTAGATGTTGCCACCTGCCGGGACTGGCCTTTGTTGGTATATAGCGGCGAAGCCCAAAGGTCCATGTAGCCTCTTCTTCTGCTCGATAACCGCTCGGGGAAACTTCTCTTTCCATAGTAACTCACCTTCTTCTGTGCGTGGATCCTTCCACGTTTTGCCTGAGCCTGGGAAATACGTCCGACAGGCTGAGCCGGGTTCATATTCAGCAGCCAAGTTAAGATGTACCCAATCCTGCCCTGTAGCACCGCTTAAGATCAGCCCTGAGACATCCTGGTCATGCACGCGTTGGCCAACGACAATCATGCGGCCCGTCTTCTCATCATTCAGACGCGAGTACCACGTATTCAAAAACCAGTCAAGCACCGTCTCACGCTTCATATCACTCCGTTTCTGCTCTATCGGGTGCGGGTCGTCGATCAATAAGATATCGCCGCCCTCGCCGGTCGTGCCTGCGCTCCCAACCGAGACGACCATACGATAGCCAGTTTTATCATTCTCGAACTTCGTTTTCATATCCTGGTCCGAGACGAGATTGAAGAGCGAGCCCCACCGATCTTGCCACCAGGGAGAGCGGATAATCCTCCGGCATTTCAGATTATCACGCACAGCCAAGTTCATCGCAAATGACGCGCATAACCAGCGAAAACCAGGATTTTGTAGCCACGACCAGGGATGAATGAGCGTCGAAATGAAAGAAGATTTACCGTGGCGAGGTGGCATGTTCACGAGCAAGCGGGTAATATCGCCCTCGATGACAGCCTGGAGATGGTCGGCTATCGCATCGAGGTGCCAGCCGGGCACATACTTCTTCCCAGGCTCGATGATATGCCACGCTGCTTCGGCAAAGAGCTTGAAGTCCTGGCGCATCTCATAGGCGTCGAACTTCTCAAGAGGCGAGAGTTCGGGACGAGAGCGTAGAAGAGTAACAGCCATTAGCTTCTACGCTCCTTTCGCTGCTCATCCTCTAGCAAGATACGGCGTATATCCATACGGGCGTGTGCGGAAAGACGCTCTGAGGGGATGAGCAATCCCTCTGGTACTTCCTGTACTTGTGGAATCTGCTGTTTATCAAGATCACCGAACAGTTTTGCCTGGAGCTCGATTTGCTTTTGTACCCGATCAATAGCGGAGAGAGCAAGGAGATTATTATTCGCTCTGCGTGCTTCAGTCAAGATAGCAATCGTTACCGAGTTAATCGTCTTCAGTTGCTTGACGACATCAATGGATTGCGCTTCATGTTTCGCTACCTGTACGTGCTGAATAGCTTGCTGGATATGATCGGCGGCATGTCTTTCTACAGATTTATACCCAACTCCAAATTGGGACGCTATGGGACGATTTGCCGTCCCATTCGCTATAGCAGCCTCAATTTTAGCGCGTTCTGGATGTGAGCAGATCGTACAGGTTCTCGCCATAGCTAGACTTCCCTCTCCGTCTCGTGCTGATCGCGCCAATCAGTGATGAGCCCCTGTATACGCGGGCTTTTAATCTCCGGGGTGACCTGCTCAAGCGACATCCCATACTCGTTAGCAGGGAGAGCCGCCAGGTCGATACCTGGCTTGAGCCGAAGCTTCGTATCAAACTGTCGCCACTCATCCTTGACTTTATGCTGAGGTCGCTGGTAACGGCGATCCGTCGTAACGACGCCAGGCCACATGCGTTCAAGCGAGCGAGCCATACGCAGCCGGCCATCACCCTTATACAGTACGGCGGTATTCCCACCTTTTACTGTCATCGTTGCGATCTTCTGAACCAGGAACGTATTCAGAAGAACGGTACACCAGCCGCTCGCCAGAGCCTGGAGGCATAAATCAGTATCCTCGTTATAGTGCCCGCGCCAGCGAAAGGGAAGCGAGTTGAGAATAAGCGTACAAGAGTAGACATGGCAGTTAATCTGGAGAGGTAGGAGCTTCTTCTCATCTGGCGCGAACATAACGTAATTGAGCCCCGAAATGGCGATATTCTCATAGCGGTCGGTAAAGTCCTCGCAGACGCGCAACGCGATACCCGCATCACAGCGCAGCCGCTTACCCCGGTAGCGTCGATAGAAGTAGCGGATATTATCATCGATCATCCAATGCCGTTCTGACCCAGTCGCGAGGGCGTGTTCCCAAATGAAATTACGTGCAGGAACGACAGTTCCTCTATCACGAAACGGGAGAACAAGAAGACGATCACGACCAAACTGCGCTGCATAGCTATCCGCTTCTTGCGGCTCGACGACAAGAGAGAACGGTACCTTCTCAGCGAGAAGACGCCGAGCCGTGTAACAGCAATCAGCACGACCTTTACTCGGGATATAGATAGGATAGCGCGGGAGAAGAGGCTGCTCAGTCATGCGTTTCTTGCTTTCTCACGATCAGCCGCTTGCTCCTCTTTAGAGGTAAAGCGGATTGCTTTACTATCATCTCGCTGCTGCTTCGGCCACCAGATCGACCTGCCCGTTCCTACTGTCGGAATAGCACTCGCCTGAAGCCCAAGAAGTCGGCAGAACTCTTGTCGATCTGCTTCGGTCGGGAAGTTGACGATAATCTGGAGTCGCTCTTCTCCGGTCAGGTCATACTCGGGCATGCTGACCCATTGCGCGGCGGCGTCCAGGTCGGCGATTTCTGAAGATGGCCGGGTCACAAATAAGAGATTGGCAAGCATCATATCATCGTAGCCCGTACCGAGCAGGTCGATATCGGCTTCTTTCAGTTCACGCAGAAGTTCGGTCAGAGCCCGATCATCGCTCATCGCCAAGTGACTGATCTCGTTATCACTGACGAGCAGCTTTATCGCGCGTAGATCATCGGGTCCATAGGAAGTACGATAGACCGGCAGAGTCTCAAGACCGAGCCGACGCGCAGCAGTAACGACACCATGCCCGGCGAGGATCGTCCCATCTTGCGCGATGACCACGTTACGATAGACTCCGTTCGACCGGATACTTTCCATAAGATGCTCAATCTCATCATCAGGATGGGCACGATAGTTGCGCGGATGTGACTTGAGCGTATCGAGCGAGACGTCTTCGAGAAGTAATCGAGTAGCAGGAGGGACGGAGAGCGGCGGCGAAGCGTTGCGGCGAG